ACCAGGCCTGATCAGCTCTAAGGAGCCCCGCATAAGCGGAAGGGTGGATACGAAGTATCTCCCTTATCAGGTTCCCGACCGGCTGTTGGAGAACAATATTCCACCACTTAGTGGTAGATACTGTTCGAGCCTTAACACCAGGTTCTGGTATCAAGATCGTCCTTGCCGGTATGGGTTTGAGAACAGAAGTTCCACCCACATACCCATCTTCGATCGCCTCAAGGATGGCGCATGCTAAGACCTGAGGTCCGAGCGCGTGGTCCATGCCGTATCGTCGGTCATAGACCATCTCAAAATTTCCTTCTTCAGAAGGAACCATGAGGCCTCCTTTAGTTATTAGAGTATTGAAAACTCCGTCAGATTCCGGCCTTTCTAAGAAATCCGGATCTCTGAACCAGGCCTTCCACCTCGGTACTCCTGAAGGAGTGCTGAGGGTCGTGCCATCTGGCAGAACTAACGTCTCGTCTTCAGACGGGACAAAGGTTAGTCTGGGAGTTATACTCTTTAATACCTCGATACAACGGCCACCATCTTGTACTGAAGTACTCAGGTCGCCGGCTCTTGAGAGTGAGATGTGACATTTCACTTTCAGCGGATCTATCGAACGAATACTTAGTATTCTTCTGCAGATCTTTGCTGAGGTATCATAAACCCTTTGGAGATACTGTGGTTCTGTACTATGTACGGAAGTCACAGTTTCTTTGAATTTCTTCAAAGATTTCTCCATGGTTCTTTTTCCGGCCGCGGGTAACCCGCGGGTAGAAGTAAGGTGAGCAACAGAAGTTGCGTCAAACTTATTCTTTATCCCTTGACATAAACGGTCTACGATCGGATATTTCAAGAGGAACCGGAAAATATTATTACAGTTGATTTTAGGCTGCTCCTTGGTTACCAATTTGCAGCTTTTCGAGTATATATAGGATGTGAAATTCTTCCACATTCTACTACACTCATCAACTGAATAGGTGCAAGTCTTAAAGACTTTCCTAAGCAGGCATGGAATTAACTTTGCACGGGTTTCTTCTAAGAAAAAATCCGTGTCGGCCAATAGTAGACAATCTACTATTGACCTCAAAGCTTCTTCCATCCTTTCTATCTGAACAATAGGCCGTGACAGTAGGAGAGTAGAGTCCTTAGGACTCATACCCAACTCTGTCATCAGCTTGTTCTTCAGAAAGGTTCGATAACCTGCAGGTAGAAATGGTGTCTTCCTCTTCTTTAAGAAGTGGAGGACTTTGTTATTGAACCTTAGGTTCAATAACGAGCCATTCCTACATGGAAGCTTATAGCTCCCATTGCGATACGTGATGGGCCCAAAAAGATCTACGATCTTCTTGGGGGGTAGAACCTGAACTCCGAACCCAATACCGACAGGGACCCTAAGGTCTTCTGCTTTGATATCGGGATTCGTATTCAAA